GCAGTTGTTCCTGAAGAAATGTTGTTAGAAGAACCTCAAGAAAATGAAGAAGCAGAAGAAGAAAAAGAATTGGAGCTAGAAAATTTTTCATCGGAAGAAGCTCCAGAAAAATTGGAACCTGTTTTAAATTCTTCTGATATAAAACAAAAAATTATAATAGACCACGTTGTTGTTAAGACGAAGATAGATATGTTAAAGTTTGAAGATGCTTTAAAAGTAAGCCTTATGTTAGAAGCTCAACCTACTCTAGTTGATGCAGTCTTCTATCCTTCTGTTAACCTATACCCAAATCAGTTGTCCATCTCAGACAATCGTGTTATATATAAAGACGTACAGTTTATTGCTAACGATCCTTTACTCGTATATGAAACTAAACTTAGGGACAATAGGCATGGGCAGTACATATTAAGAAAACAATTAGAGAGTATGAAATGGGTAAATTAAAAGATAACCTTGCAAGCATTGTGGCATTGCTTGCTACACTATCAGCTATAGGAGGAGGCTTTATCAAGTATGGCGAAATTGTGACCAAGTTAGATCAGCTAGAAGCAAGAGAATATACTGTTGTTGAGACAGTAAATTTAGAGCCGGTGCATACTCGTATCAATGAACTAACTACTAAGGTTAATACTAATTACGATACTCTAAATGAAAAGTTAAACGATAACTATAATAACATGAGCAATGTAGATGCAGAGTTATCATCAGACATACTCCAAAATAAATCTAATCAACTTATCTTAAAAGCAGAGAATGAATTATTCTCAAGTAGACTTGATGAGATGTATATTAAAAACTCTAACCCATTATTACAGTGAAGGAAAATAACATGATGCAATTACTATCAAAATTAGAAAACAAGGCTCAAGGATTAGTCAACAGTGCCTTTGTTAGCTGTTCATGTAACAAAGGTCCTAAAAGATTAAAGACTTCTGTATGGCTCTCTATGATTGTTCTAGCGGTGGTTCTTGTTTTGGCTCTATAATTGGTGGCTTATAATCCTTATGGCTTAACAAAAGCTGTATGAAGTAGTCTATCTTTACAGCAACTAAGCAATCCTCTCTATCTTCTTTAAGTATCAATGCATCTGCTCTGCCTATCCACTTGTGTAAAGTTTTAAATCCCGATCCAGTCTTCCTTGCTTTGACTTCAAGTATGCAGTTAGGATTAACAACGGCTATATCGTGAGGAAAATCTTTCAATGCACCGGACAAGGGCTGTCGTTTTGCCGACAACCCCCTGTCATTTAGATAGTGAACTAAATTATTTTCAGTCCTATATCCTTTTTGCTTGCTTGCCCTACCTCCCATTAATCAATCCATCTTTTGTCTATGATAGGACGTAACTGTCTACTGTCTTGTGGTCTTCCAACTTTTTCCATAAGATTTTTTCTTATCAATTCTCTTACGACAACATAAGTATTTGACACAGAGCCTATGTTACATTCTTTCCTAATCTCTTCGTACGTTGGGCTTAGTCTTTCCTTTCTTACATACTCTACTATATATTGATAAACTTTTAATTGTTGTTTTGTCATGGTGTATCTTTCATATCCTTTCATTTAAAATGGTATTTCATCTAAGTTATCTTCTTTGGTATCGGGGATTGAAATAACATTATCCGATCTGCTATCAAGCAATTCCATTCTTGACTCGAACCTATCTAAATGTATCTCTGCTTGCTTCACAGTTTGTCCATCTTTTTCCCAATTCTTATAAGTAAGTCTACCTTGCAGTAAAACTTTACTTCCTTTCTTTGTATACTTCTCTAACACTTCTGCAATCTTATCGTCCCATACTACAGCTTTGTGCCATTCAGTTATCTTTTCTCCTTTCATTTTTTTATGTGTAGCTATAGACAATAGTGCATATCTATTTCCATTTGACATAGTTTTTATGTCGGGATCTGCTCCTAAATTTCCTATTAAAGTTATTTGATTGTACATATTTCATTCCTCATTTGTTATATTTATATCATTATGATTTAAATTTTATTTGTTGTCTACTATATTAATACTATCACACAACCTTTGTAACCAACTAGTATGATAGCTATATTCTCCGTCCATTCGATCGACAAATTCTTTGGGCAGAGGAAGTCTAGGATATTTAAACTCCCTTATTAACTTGTCCATACATTCATTTAAAAACACTAAAGGATAAGCTTCTAAGATTTTGAAGTACTGTGCCAGCCCTAATGAATTTGGTACTGCTATACTAAAGGTACTTGCTATTGTTTCAATTACAACTGCAACATCATTGCTTGTTGCTAATTTTATTTTCTCTTTCAAGTTTGGTATAATGTCTAGAATTTCTTGGTCAACTTCACTTGATTGTATAAAGTTTGGTTTGTTTCTGTTGTGTCTGATATCGTAAATTCGCAACATCATATATGGCTTGACGTCTGTCTTGAACAACCTCGGGATTTGTGTTAATACTTTTTCTTTGTATCCTATTTCTTTTAAATTCGACTGCATTTCGTAGCCACTTTCTAAAGAGAGAGTCCCAATCTGCTGAGAGTTTAGCTTCGCTAACGTTGTAGTCTTTGAATTGTTTGTATTCATGTTCAATATTTACCTCATTAAATTCTGTTGTTAATTCTGTTATTATAAAATTACTTGGATAGTATTCATGTACTGAAGTCTTATCTTCAGTGAAAATTATTTTTAGATCTAAAGCTTCGCACCAATTAATAAAGTTATGTGCATTAGGTACGGACTCTTCCCTCTCCCATTTGCCGACGTTTTTTTCATTGACTCCAATTATAGCAGATAACTCTTCCCCGGATTGCTTTAGATACTGCCGTCTATTTTTTAATCTAGCAATTATATTTTTATACATTACCTTTTCCTTTCTCTAACATTTCAATGCCCGTTAGTACATCATGAAACACAACCTCTAAATGTCGGTGTAGTAAATTTTCTTTGTGCTTCATTAGTTTTATTTCTTCATGGTACAGTGACCATACTTCAAATACCTCCTCCCTGGTCACTGCATTTAATATGTTAGTTTTAATTTTTTCATACCTCTCTTCATGAACTTGATCAAATGCTTGTATCATTACTCTACCCTCGGGGCTGAATCTTTTAATTCTTTTAAACGTGCTTCAGCTTTTGGATTATCTTTATTGTGCAATTTTACTAGGCTTTCAACATACTTGTTGTCGTCAAATTTTCCTAAGAATATGTCTGCATTTAAACCTAAGTGTGAGAATGCTTTTGTTAATGCATCAGTCATAGCTTTCTTTGGTGCTTCATCATCTAACTTATCAGCTTTATTATACAATGCACATACACTAGATATTGCACCATAACTATACCACTCTTCCTTGTCTCTCCATGATACAGTTACCTCTGCAAAAACCAACATATCAGTGTAAGTGTATTCAGCTTTGTATTTCCAACCCTTACCTACTGCCCCAAAGTGTTCTGTCATATTTTTTATTTGGTGCATAGCGTCAACTGTAGTTAACCTTTTACCAAACTTACCAAACTCTTTTGTATGAGCTGGGTTTGTATAGCTTAATGCTTGAAATATTCTTAAATTATCTGGAATCACATTTGGAATTTTGTTTTCTTTTTTAGTCATTAGTTTTTCTCCTTGATTATTATTGATGGTGGTGTGTCTGTTATAACGTATGCCCAAAAAGCTTTCTCGTAATCTAACAGACGATTGATAAACTCTTCGTCTCTATAAATTAATTCATATTCATGTCTGTCGTTTCCAAAAATCACTGATAAGAATATCGCTTCCTTGTCTGCAACATACATATAGTGTTGTAGCTGTCCCGTATAAGTATCTATAACTTCTGACATTTTTTTTGGATTGCCATTACGAAAGTTTATAGCACCGGTATGTTTATATTCTACCAAGTAATCTAGCTGTGGTATGTACCCATCATAATGTGCATAACAAATTCCACCTTTAGCTGTAAGAAAATTAGTATGTTCTTCTGTTAACTGCCCCTCACTATATGATTGCCAATCTAATTTTAATTTTTTTTGTAAAAATTTTTCATTGACGTGTTCAGTTGCTATCCCAATTTGAACAGCTAATTTATTGTTTAAGTTTGGCGGAGATTTTCTTTTAGTTTTTAACAACCATAGATTATGCCAATCATTTCTCATCAGAGCATAAGTGTCACTGCCACCTATACCTCTCTCTCTATTTATAGTTACGTCTATCATTAAACTCCCTCTCTTTAATTATATGCTTTAAAATATGTACAAAACCACTGTATTCCTCTGCTAAATCTTCATCATAACACATCTTCCATGCACTTTTTATTTGTCCTATTGTAAACATATAGTTCGTATCTTCTTCATCAAACATTACAGGTTCAGTCATTTTGGAGATCCTCCATTCCATTGTGTGTTGGTAAATATTTTAAGAGAGGTAATCCTTGGCTATCCCTCGCATAGTTTGTTTCTTCTAAATCGTAGATTTCATGTACTGTTCGGTAGCCGTAGCCACATTCAAAACATATTGCATCTAATGCTTGTGGTCGTGTGTCTTCACTAACCATTAAACTATCTTCTGCCTCACAATGTGGGCATGGCATTGTATAACTATGACTGCTCATATTAAAGCTCCTTCATTTCTTCGGCTCTGTTGTTTATAATATCTTTTATATTTTTATGATCAATTAGACCTAACATATAGTGATACAATTCTGTCATATGCAATCCACCATACGTTTGTTTGTAATGCTCTGTGTCTTCCGGTATTAAAAGATTTAAGTTTCCGCCCTGGTCGTACCACCTTAAAAGATATGGTCTTGTTAAATTATTTTCTTTTAGCACCACCCAATATCCATAGGTAGTGTTGTGATTTAATTCTTCTAGTAATGTTACTATTGGTGTTGCTATTTTACTCATAGTTTTAATCTTCCTTTCTAGGTATAAAATTTATTGCAAATGGTTTAGAGTGAGTACCATATTCTTTGTGGAATTTGTCAGAGAACATATCGCTTTCTAAAATATTCCAATCCCAGTCTTGATCGTATACATCATTGTCTTCATAGAATATCCGTATCTCTTCCATAGCCTCGTCTAGTTTATCCGATATGATTTCTAGTTCTTTTATAAAGCTCATTTCTTTTTCTCCTTTGGTTTGTCTTCATTAGCCATGTAGAATACTACATGCTTATCAGACCATTCCTTACTGACCCCAAGCTTTTCCATACTTTTTTGCATAGCTTCTTGATATTTATTTAACGTATCTTTATCTTTATTAATGCTCATTTTTAATTCTCCATTTCATAAATGTTATTATGTTTTTGTGATTGTTCTTCAATGTATAAATCCCAATGGTCTGTAAGTAAGTCTTCCCATAATTCTTGGTCGGACAACGGAACAGAATTAAATACAAGTGCTTCTTCGTATAATGCCCCCGATCTTTTGCATATAAAAAATAATTCGTTTGCTAAACTAAAAAACTCCTCAAGATTATCCGAATTTTTTGCAGTGTTATAAAGTGCCACATAAAAATCGTCACGTTCTGATATCATTTGATTTTTTATTGAACCCATTTTTTATCTCCCATTTTCTATATCGTTAATAATTTTTGTAATTCTTTTTTTACATTCACTACTGCCCAATTTATTGTATAAAAAATCAATCGCTTGTGAACATTCAAAGTCTGCCATGTCAATTTGCACTTGCTCTCTTTCTTGATAATAATTAAATTCTGTTTCTGTCATTTTTCAATCCCTCAATTAATGTTATAGTTTGTTATATATATATTATATATTCTTTCTTATAAATGCAACTTTTATTATCCAATACTGTGTATAAAATAATGATAAATATCTATGAATAAAAAGTAAGAAACACTAGCCCATAGTATGCTCATAATTATAGCTGTACTTAAATAAAAATATTTCATTATGACTTTTCCCTTTCTTTGATCATATGCATTATTTCGTCCAAGTTTCAGATATTTGTCCAAAAGTTAATAACTCTATTTCTTCGTTTATATTTTCTGACAATAGCATTCGGTTTGTCTTAGCTATTTTTTTTAATGCTGGTAAGCAAGCTTTATAGGTTACTTCATCATCAAATACTGCCACGATTTCAGAGCATATGTTTTTTTTATCGCTTAAATATACTGTTATCATTTGTTTATCCTTTCTTATTATTTCCAAAACTCAAGACCATGCTTTGAGTAGACAACTGCAACGTGACTTTTATAGTCCTTATAAACAATGCTCTGCAGAATATAGGCACTTAAAAGTTTAGTAGCGTCCTCTAAAGCAGTTGCAATATTTAACTGTAGTGTGATCTTCTTTACTTCAGCATAATCTTTGTATCGCACTATGTATTCTCTAGTAGTTAAGTCATTTGGGTTTGGATCTTTTTTGTAGTATGACATTTTGTTTCTCTCCTTGGGAGGGTTGCCCCTCCCTTTAATTGTTGTTATTAATCGTTTATAAATCTGTTAACTATTTCTTCCCCTATAATATAAACGTACATATTAACTATGGCTTCAGGGTCAGAGAAATCTGTGGTTACTTGGTTAAAATTAAACTGCTCATACTCTTTAACGTAGTTGATGATTGCAAAGACATCATTGCCTAACCATTCTTTAGCTTTGTAAGCTCCGTAAATATAATAATCAGTGTTAAAGCATTCATGATGCAAATCATCTATATTTTCAGCAATCCATTCTTCATCTTGTTCGGCTATCCAATCGTCAAAACAATCTTTTATCTCTGTGTATTTACTTTCTGCTATTCCATTGCTTAGTAATTTTGCAATGTGTAATTCATCAGCTAACAACTCGTTACATTTCTCTTTTTCTTTTTCTTTCCTTTTTCTTTCTTCTTGTTGTGCAATTAATATTTCTACTTGTTCAGGAGTTTGTTTTACATTTTCCCATTTTTTAGTTATAGGGTTTTGTACTCTTTTATACATTACTTTTGTTAGTTCCATTGTTCTGATCTTTCTTGTTGTTAAACATAATATAACGATAACATATTAATAACATTAGCACAAGCTTTATTATAATAAAAATACCCTATATTTAAAAAAAAAATTTCCCTGCGGGGCTATTGCTTGAATGCTTCGCATTAAGGTTGGCATAGTCAACGGATAATTAAATTAACCACAGGCTAGGCACTAGACCCTTTTAGCTATGGGGCTAAGGGTCTAGCACAAACCTATGGATAATTTAAAAACAAAAATGGGAGTGTGTTTAGATTGTAAAAAATAAAAAAAACACTCGCTTCATATCATCAGAAATTCTGATAACCCTCATGCGAGTAAGGGTCAGTTAATTAAAGGGAAACCACTTTAAGTGTATTGACAGGTAATTTAGTCAACAGTATAATAGCCTTAACTACCCAAGGGGAATAACAAAAGAGAACAAAAGTATATGAAGAAATCTAATACATTAGTTAAAAAACAAGCAACGAGTAATGAGCTTGGTATTACGGATAAGCAGAAGGCTTTGGTTGATATCATAGTAGCCACTGGTTGCACAATCACAGAAGCATCTAAGCAGGCAGGATATAAAGGCAATAGCAGTAGAGTAAGTGGTTCTAAAGCACTACAGCGCCCAGAAGTACAAGACTATATGATGTCTGAAATAAGACGAGCGTTCGGTTTACACAGTGCAAGGGCTGTGTCTAAGCTTAGTAAGTTATCAGAAGGTGCGAAGTCTGAGTATGTTCAGCTCGAGGCAAGTAAAGACATACTAGATAGAGCTGGGTTCAAGGCTCCCGACCAACATCAACATCTCATTGGAGGCAATTTCTCCGTAAATATCGATCTAACATAAGTTATGCACAGGATTTATCTTGTGTGTAACTTAGTATGAATTACCCAGCCGAAGACCACACGAATCGCAGGCTGGCAATTCATTCTGAACAGCTTAGGTTCGATACCTAAGATGGGCAGGGCGATACCCTTCGGGTCCGCACCCTACTTTGCAAGTGCAAAGCCGAGCCAAGGTCTCGTCCCTTCGGGTAACGGTTGCTATCGCGGGTCGCAAGCTTTAGGCTTGCTCCGGTCGCTCGCCTCGATGGCTCGCTCCGTTCCCGAGCGGGAACATCTACCACGGCTTGACTCCGGCTAAGTAGCCGGCACCGTGGCAATTATATCTTTTCGTGCTGGTGGTTTGCACCCCCACCCCGAAAACTAGCTAAGTTTCATTGCTATATGTGTTGCTCCCAAAATTTTTTCCTTCAAGGTTCGTTCAACATATGTTATAAGTTCTTATGGCTTACAAAACTCCAGCATGGCAAAGGAAAGAAGGTAAGAGTCCCAGTGGTGGACTCAACGCTAAAGGTCGTGCTTCATACAAAGGTGGCACATTAAAAGCTCCTGTTAAGTCAGGGGACAACCCTAGACGAGCATCTTTCTTAGCAAGAATGGGCAACATGAAAGGACCTGAAAAAAAAGATGGCAAACCTACAAGACTTCTGTTATCGTTGCAAGCATGGGGGGCATCAAGTAAAGCCGACGCTAGACAAAAAGCAAAGAGAATGTCTGTCAGGTTAAAGAATAAAAAGGATAAATAGATGGCAAAAACATTATTATCAATGGGAAAAAAAAGTCCTACTGTCAATGATTTAACAAAAGACCAAAGAAAATTATACAATAGATTTCTAAGCATTGGAGCTTCAAAGCAAACTTCTATGATTGAAGCGATGGGTACTAATGACCCATTGAATCATAAAATTTTTAAGTTAAGATAAGGAAAATGAAGCCGCCTAGAAAAAATCCTTTTAAGAATATTTCTTACACTCCATCTAGCGACCTCAGTATGCTTGACTACAAGCCTGTTGTTTATAATAATAAAGATATAATTAAATATAATAAGATCAAACTAGAAGATACACAGAGCGGATACTCTGACAAAAAAGTAAAGAAAAACAATGCCTATAGCGGATTAGAAAGTTTAATAGGCAAGTTTAAAAATAGTTCTTTTGGTGTAAAAGGTATAAAGAAAGGCTTAATGTTAACGTATAAAAAGAATTTTTAATGAGAAAAAAAGAAGACATTGAACGAGAGCTTGCAATTCTTTTGAAAACATATAAAATATTATGTGATACGATTCAAGAGAAAGAAGAAATTATTTTGGCGTATCAAGATTTATTGTACGATGATAACAGAAGAAGAGAGGTTTCCTTCCATTGAGAGTAGTCCCAGTAACAACAAACCCTAATGGAAGAAACGACACTAGGAGGAATTATGAAGAAGCAAGAGCCGTTAGAGGTAAAGCATAGTTTTAAGCAGAAGCGAACTCCAAGAAAGCTAATGTCTAAGTTAGAGAAGATGGAGAAACGTGCTGAGAATATGATGCTTAACGAGCAGAAACATAAAGACGAAGAAGTCAACAGAAGAGTTTTCCAATACATAGAGCTTAAAATGATTAGAGGTCATTCAAAAGAAGAGGCAACTCGTATGGCTGAGCAACTTATAATGAACCAAGCCTAATGTCCAGTATATTTAAGAAGGTTATGATTAAGGATTTAGGTGCATTGCGTACTGTTGTAAGGACACAGCACATGAAACACTACCCGGAATCACATATCAATGACTATGAAGCAGACCGCATTATAGAATCTTTATCCGAAAACGCAAAAGAAAAATTAATTAAGTTAGCTGTAGACTATGGGATCACTGAATTATAAACCCGATGGGGAAACACTAAAGCTTTTTCTAAAGGACGATAGTTTTTTCAGAGGATTAAGAGGACCTGTCGGTAGTGGTAAGTCTGTTGCTTGTTGCATTGAAATTCTTAGGCGTGCTTTATTGCAAAAAGAAGGAGAAGACGGCAAAAGAAAATCAAGATGGGCTGTCATTCGTAACACAAACCCACAACTTAAAACAACAACAATCAAAACATGGCTGGACTGGTTCCCTGAAGAAGAATGGGGAAACTTTCATTGGAGTGTACCATTTACGCACCACATAAAGAAAGGGGATTTAGACCTTGAGGTTATCTTTTTAGCCCTTGACAGACCTGAAGATGTAAAGAAATTGCTATCATTAGAGCTGACCGGTGTGTGGGTTAACGAAGCAAGAGAGATTCCGAAGTCTATTGTTGACGCTTGCTCGATGCGTGTTGGTCGTTATCCCTCTATGAGAGACGGAGGTCCTAGTTGGTATGGTGTAATTTGCGATACTAACCCTCCAGACACAGATCATTGGTGGGCAATCATGGCAGGAGAGAGCGTATTGCCTGATTATATTTCTAAACAAGAAGCTAAAATGCTAGTAAGACCAGATAACTGGACGTTTTATAACCAAGCTGCAGCTATGTTAGAGATAAGAGACACTGCAAAACAAATATCAGGGTACGAAGAAAACCCTTTAATAGAAAATCAAAAGAACTTAACAAAAGATTACTACAAGAATATCATTAGAGGTAAGACAAAGTCTTGGATAGACGTGTATGTATGCAACAAACTAGGACAAGTAAGTGATGACAAGCCTGTGTATGAAGCGTTTAGGCAAGACGTACATGTTGCTAAAGGTGATCTTGCTATCGCAGATGGTGTTCCAGTATTTATGGGAATTGATTTTGGCTTAACTCCTGCTTGTGTATTTGCACAAAGACTAAGAGGAAGATGGATTGTATTCGATGAATTAGTGGCGGAAGATATGGGCATCGTTAGGTTCTCTGAGTTAATGAAAAGCTATATGGCACAGTGGTTGCCAAGAGAATTTATTATATTCGGCGATCCTGCTGGTGATCAGAGAGTACAAACAGACGAAGCAACACCTTTCCAGATCCTAAGAGGGCGTGGATTACACGCAAGACCAGCCCCATCTAATGATGTTGCACTAAGATTAGAATCGGTGACTGCTGTATTGAGTCGTTTGACAGACGGAGAGAGCGGAATGATTATAGATCCGAAGTGTAAGAACTTAATTAGAGGATTTATGGGCGGATATCACTATAGACGTATGCAAGTTTCAGGAGAAAGATATGACGAAAGACCTAATAAGAATAGGTTTTCTCATGTTCACGATGCGTTCCAGTACTTATTGTTAGGAGCAGGCGAAGGAAGAGCCTTGACTGTTGGTCAAAAGCAGAGTAAACCTGTAGTAGCAAAAAGAAGTTTTAATGTTTTTAATGTAAAACCACATTCAGTTTACGAAAGGCGAAGATAATGTGTATAGGAATGAAAGCCCCATCTCCTCCTCCACCTATCGCAGAAGATGCAAGTGTTCTTGAACAAAGAAAAAGAATGAGAGCGGACCAAGCAAGGCAAACAACAGAAGATAAGAAAAAACAATTCGAGATGAGAGTTAATGCGTACACAGGAAAGCAAGGCAGAAGGTCTATGCTATCTGGAAGAAAAGGTGGGCAAGGCTTTGATGTTGATGCTAAAATAATGTCAGGCACGACTCTAGGAGTTTAAATGGTTATAGACGCACAACCTGTTTCAACAGAAAATTCTTTTGATGATAATGTTAAAAGATTAATGGCTCGGTATAAACACGCCCAGTCTATAAAAGATTTATGGCTTCCTACTTTTGAAGAGTGCTATGAGTTTTCTTTACCACAAAGAGAAAGTTTCTATAGCGAGACTATAGGCAGAAGAAGAAGTGATCGTATCTTTGACGAGACTGCTGTAGTTGGCGTGCAAGAATTTGCTAGTAGATTGCAAGCTGGTATAGTTCCTAACTATGCTAGATGGGCTGATCTTGTCGCAGGTTCAGAAATTCCAGAAGATGACCAAAAAGAAGTAAACCTTATGTTAGATGACGTAACAGAGTACGTCTTTGAAGTATTGCAGAACTCTAACTTTGCACAAGAAGTGCATGAGACGTTTCTAGATGTTGCAGTTGGTACTGGTGTCTTGCTCATTGAAGAAGGAGATGCTGTACAACCAATAAAATTTAAAGCAATACCCCTACCTCAGATAGTATTAGACTCAGGTCATGACGATAAGATAGACCATGTTTTCCGTAAAAGAAAAATTAGAATGAAAGACCTGCCTTATGCTTATCCAAATGGGACCATGTCAGAGAAAATGACAATGGATATGGAGAAAAACGGAGAGATGTCTTGTGAAGTTTTAGAAGTTGTCTATAGATTATACGAAAATACTAAAGAAGAAGAACATAGATACTGCGTTATTGCTACTAATTACGAGCATAAGATAGTAGAAACAGCTTTTAAAGGGCTGGGTTCTAACCCTTATGTAGTATATAGATGGTCAAAAGTAGCAGGAGAAGTCTATGGTCGTGGTCCTTTACAGTTAGCATTGCCAGCAATTAAGACTTCTAACCTTGTTATTGAGTTAATATTAGAGAACGCACAGATGGCTATCTCTGGTATGTACCAAGTAGAAGATGATGGAGTTATAAATGTGGATAATATTGCTTTAATCCCTGGTACTATTATCCCTAAAGCAGCAGGTTCTAGCGGACTCCAACCCATAGCACCTGCTGGCAACTTTAATGTTTCCGATTTAGTTCTAAGAGATATGAGAACGAACATTAAGAAAGCTCTGTACAATGATATGTTAGGAACACCTAACGAAAAAACTCCTATGACAGCAACAGAAGTCGCAGAAAGAATGGCTGATCTGTCAAGAACTATAGGAGCTGCGTTTGGCAGACTACAAGCAGAGTTAGTTAACCCTGTTCTTCAGAGAGTTATTTATATTCTAAAGAAACAAGGAAGAATAAAAGTTCCCGTTGTTAATGGTAGAGAAGTAAAAATTCGATCTTCTTCTCCGTTAGCACAAGCACAGCAACAACAAGATGTTGCAACGATTGACAGATTCTTGGGTATGATTCAGATGAGAGTAGGTCCTGAACTAACCAATATTTTAGTGAAGCAAGACGAAGTGGCAAAGTATGTTGCTAAGAAGCTTGGTGTTCCTGAAGAGCTAATACGTTCTGAAGAAGAAATGCAACAAGCCGCACAGCAAATGCAACAGATGATGGCACAACAACAAGAGCAAGGACCGCCAGTTGAGGAAGCCTAAGAATTACAGCAGTAATTATTAGGAGGTAATAATATGCACAAATCAGTACTGGTTATCAGCGACTTACACATTCCCTATCATCATAAAGATTCCTTTGAATTTCTAAAAGCAGTAAAGAAAAAATTTAAACCTGACACTGTAGTCAACATAGGAGACTTACTTGACTTCCACGCAATCTCAATGCACGAACATAATCCAGACCTGCCTAGTGCTGGAGACGAATTAAATCTAGCAAAGTCTTATGTTAGAGAGTTAGAACAAATCTTCCCGGACGTAACAGAAGTTCATTCCAATCATAGTTCATTAGTATATAGGCGTGCAATTAAGTACGGTATGTCTTCTCAATTCTTAAAACCTTACGGAGATTTCTTGGGTACAAAAAATTGGAAGTGGGCTGACGATTTGACACTGGAGATGAGCAATGGTAAAAGAGTACACTTCACACATGGTAAGAGTGCAGATGTATTAAAGGTTTCACAGACTATGGGAATGTCGGCAGTACAAGGACATTACCATACGAAGCTATCTATATCTTACTGGGCTAATCCTGATAATATTTATTGGGGTATGCAGGTGGGGTGTTTAATAAATCAAAAGTCTTTAGCTTTTAGTTACGCTAAAAACTTTAGCACAAGATTTATGTTAGGGTGTGGTATCATTATAGACGGAATACCTAGATTGTTACCAATGGTTTTAAACAATAACGGAGATTGGATTAAGGAGGTTGTATGACGGACGAGACGAACCCAGCTTATTATCAAGCAGGAAAATGTGCTTGTGGTAAATCTTTACAGACTTATGATTATGTAAGGCATTTGCCATATCCTGATGCTAGTGCAATTAAATATATCACTAGGCACAGACAAAAAGGAAAAGCATTAGATATAAAAAAATCTATATGGTTTTTAAAATCAATATTAAAAGAAGAGTATGGAGAAGAATATGCCGAATAAAAAAGAACAAACTTTAATTGGTCTTGATAATTATAAAAGAAATTCAAATGACGAGCAAAATTTAAATAGTATATTTGCTGTTTCTTTTACAACACCAACAGGAGCAGAAATACTTTCGTATTTAAAAAGTATAACAACTGAATCTGTTGCTGGTCCTGAAATATCAAACGAACATCTAAGACATTTAGAAGGGCAGAGATATATAGTAGGGCTTATTCAAAGAAGAGTAAACAAAGGCAGAAGTCAAAACATTGTAAAGGATAAACAAGATGCAAGAAAATGAAGTAATGGAAAGCCAAGAAGAATCAAACCTAGAGGGAGAGGCAACAACAACTGAACCTTCTCCAAGACCTGACTTTATACCAGAAAAGTTTTGGGACACAGACACCGGCAACATAAATTTAGAAGAGTTTGGTAAATCTTATTCTAACTTAGAAAAATATGTAGGTGGGAAAAAAGACGAGCTTAGGCAAGTTGTTATAGATGAGTTAAATTCAGAAGCAGAAGCGTCTGCCCCTGAAGCTTATGAGCTCCCCCCTTTGCCTGAAAATATTACAGAAGAAATGATAGAAGCAAACCCTATGACAGATTGGTGGGGCAACTTTTGTAAAGAAAATGCTTATTCTCAAGAAATTTACGAAGAAGGTATTAATAAGTATGTAGACAGTTTTGTTGGAAGTCTTCCTGACATAGCAAAAGAAACAGAGCTATTAGGAGAAAACGCTGAAGCAAGGTTAGATGCGGTTAATAGTTGGGCTTCATCTTTCTTTCCTCCTGAAGAATACGAAGCTGTTGCAACATCTTTAGGTGCAACTGCACAAGGAGTAGAAGCTTTAGAAAGAATAATGGAAACTCAAAGAGAAGGCATCTCTAGATCAGGAGCCGTTGCTCAACCTGAAAGAGCTTTAACTATAGATGACGTAAGAAATATGATGAAAGACAAAAGATATTACGACTCAAGAGAACGTGATATGTCCTTTGTACAAAAAGTAGACGAAGCTTTTTCTAGGCTTTATCGTGGCTAATGTTATATGTAGAAAAAACTACACCCGAAGACTGCTTTAGGCTTGCACCAAATCTAAAGCAGTTGGATAAATTTGAAGTTGCTTTATGGGGCATGGACCCTTTGCAAGCGTTACTCATTCCATTTAGATACAAAAAAAATAACAAACATACCTATACTGTTTTTGATACTAGCCACAATATAGTAGCTATATTTGGCGTTGCTCCAACTATAAACAATACAAAGGCAGGAAGAATATGGTTATTGTCTTCTGATTTGTTAGAAAAAAATTTCTTTTATTTTCTTAAAGTTAACAAAAAATGGCTTTATTACCTAGAAGAAGACTACAGTTACATTTCAAACTACATTACAGAAGAGCAAGAAACCTCAATAAAATGGCTAAAGTGGCAAGGTTTTACTTTCGCTAAAAAACCAATGCTTGTCAAAAATGTAAAAGTGTTGTATTTCTATAAGAGATTACACAATGTAGTCAAATATGGTACACAGCCCATATTAGAAGAGATCGGTCCAAAATGGGCAACCCATTTAATCTAAGTTGGAGAACTGTTTAATTTTTAATATTAACTTTTATAAAGGAGAGACATTATGTCTACATCTATAAGTACTGCCTTTATTAAACAGTTCGAAGCTGAAGTCCACATGGCATACCAACGTATGGGTTCTAAGCTTAAAGATACTGTTAGGCAGATTAATAACGTAACTGGTAGCCAAGCACGTTTCCAAAAAGTCGGGACTGGTTCTGCTGTGTCTAAGTCAAGACACGCAATGATTCCAACTATGGAAGTGGCACACACTACTGTGGACGTAACACTAGCTGATTTCTACGCAGCCGATTATGTAGATTCACTAGACGAATTGAAGACAAACATTGACGAACGTCAAGTTCTAGCTCAGTCAGCTTCTGCTGCCTTGGGTAGAAAAACCGACCAACTTATCATTGATGTTTTAGATGCTGGTTCAAACTCAAACAATATTGTGCATGGTTCAGCCGCACTTACTTTGGCTAAAGCTTTAACAGTATATGAAGAGTTTGGTGCCGCTGACATTCCTGATGACGGACAAAGATACTTTATAGTATCTCCTGCCGCTTGGGCTGACCTATTGCAAATAGACCAGTTCTCTCGTGCAGAATATGTCGGTGAAGCTGATCTACCATTTGCAGGTGGTTTAACAGCTAAAAGATGGCTTGGCTTTATGTTCTTCACTCACTCTGGTTTATCTCTTTCGAGTACAACTAGAGACTGTCATGCTTACCATAAATCAGCAGTTGGTCTTGCGACTGGTGCTGACATCAGGACTGAAATTAATTACATTCCTGAAAAAGTAAGTAATTTAATAACATCATATATGTCAATGGCAGCAGTCATGATTGACAATCTTGGTGCTATTGAAGTTCAAGTAACAGAATAAAGGAGAATAAAACATGGCTTATGCAGCAGCAAACCCTATTGCCAAAGTTGCTCAGATGGGTGCAAACTCATTGTGGTACTATTCTGACGGAGACGCTACTTCCGTTATAGTAGGCTCAGGTTACTTTAACTCTGCTACTGCTGAATTAAAACAATTTGACATGATTCTTACTGTCGGCACTAATGGTGGCACAGCAGAATCAGACTTGTTAGTTGTTACTTCAGCAACAGGAGCGGCTACAGTTACTACAACTAAATTGGCGTAACGCAATTATATGGGGGGACTCACGTCCCCTCGTATTTAAGGTATTAAAAAATGGCAGATAGTAAATTCGATATATGTAATAAAGCTCTAGTATTAGTCGGAGCAAATATAATTTCTAGTTTTTCACAAAATAGTACAGAATCAATAGTAGCAAATCAATTATACGAATCAACATTAGAAGACTTACTGACACGTTGTAGATGGAGATTTTCAGCAAAACAAGTGCAGTTAAGTAAAAACACAGAGAATCCAGACGCAAGGTACGAATCTTCATACGCATTGCCAAGCGATGCTTTTATGATACACACCATAACAGTTGGAGACAGCGTAATTATTTATGACAGATATGGACAAAATATATTTACAAATACATCATCGTCTGATACTGTAATTGCAGATTATACTTTTCAACCCTCAGAAAGTATTTTCCCTCCCTACTTCAAGCAGACGTTAGTTTTCGAACTAGCGTCTTTGTTTGCAGGGGCTATAGCAAGAAACGATCAACTAAGTCAAATGTATGAAGTAAGAGCGGCACGTCAACTAGCTATTGCCAAGTCTATTGATTCTCAAGCACAAACAACAAAAAGAGTTGATGTTAATAGGTTTAGGAATAATAGAAATAGAACCTCATTAAACAACATTACTGCAACTAGTCCTTCATAATAGGTATTTAATGGCTAGAGTTAGAGTTCATCAAAACAGTTTTACAAAAGGGGAACTTGACCCTAATATGATATCAAGATTAGACCTTGCAGCTTATTCTACTGGGTTAAAAAAAGCACGCAATATTGTTGCAATTAACCAAGGCGGGGCAGAACGAAGAGGAGGCACAGCATTTCGTGCAAACTTAGGCGGAGAATCAAGGTTAGAAGCATTTGTATTTAATCTTGGGCAAGAGTATATATTTGCATTTCAAAATACTGCACTTAAAATCTATTCAACAAACGGCACATTGTTGCAAACAATAACTAGTTGTGTTTGGGAAACAGATGAGTTATTTGATATGGACGTAGCTCAAACAGGTGACACAATGCTCATTGTGCATGAAAATTTTTCTCCACAAATTATAACAAGAACAGGGGCTACTTCATTTGCAAAGACTGCATTTGGTTTTGATACTAGCACTAACGGAGAAAAAGTTTACCAACCTTATTTTAAGTTTGCAGACAATACAGTTACCCTAGATATTAATGCAATAGATAAAGACAACACTAGCGTTACTTGCGTAACTTCAGCAGATTATTTTACTAATGCTTATGTTGGTATGAGGCTTAGGTATCATGGAGTTGAGTTATTAATTACAGCATATACCAATGCGACAACTGTTACAGCCACGCTAAAAGGTGATGTCTCTATTGCTTTAGATGATGACCCTTTTAAAACAGCACAAGGTTCAGGCGTTGTAGAAGTTACTATGGCTCAACATGGATTTTCTACTGGAGCTAGTATTACTTTGTCAGGATCAGAAGATGTTTTTGATACAGACGGAAATGGTATAACCGCAGCAAATCTTAATGGGACTCATAGTATTACTGTTACAGACGATAATCATTTTACATTTACAGCAGGAAGTTCTGATACAGCTACAGAATCTGTAGATGGAGGTGGCGTTAATGTTAAATTAGCAGGACACCCTCCAACAAAAAATTGGGACGAACAAGTAATTTCTTCAGTAAATGGATTCCCTCAAACAGTAACTTTCCATGAACAAAGATTATACTTTGGTGGAGTTACAGCTTTGCCAGATGGAATACAAGGAAGTAAGATAGGATCGTTTTATAACTTTGATGTAGGCGAAGCGGCAGATGATGACTCTATACAAATACAAATTGGCTCAGATCAAATTAATGAAATAAGACATTTGATATCAGGTAAGAATATACAGATATTAACAAGTACCGGGGAGTTCTATTTAAAACCGCCTGTCTCGCAACCTGTTACTCCTACTGATATTAGAATCATTCAACAATCAAAATTTGGCTGTCAACTAAAATGTAAACCAAAACAATTTGATGGGGCTACAATATTTATACAGAATAACGGCAAAACTGTTAGAGAGTATCTGTATACAGAAACGGCAGAAGAATATACTGCTCATAGTATTTCCTTGCTTTCTAATCATTTAATAAAAAATCCTATAGATTCGGCTATACTTTCTTCTATGAACGACAGAACAGAACAATTTTATTTATTAGTAAACGAAGACGGAACTATATCAGTGTTTCTTTCTCAAAGAGCAGAAAAAATAGCAGGCTGGTTACAATGGAATACAGATGGATTATATGAGTCTGTTACTTGCACTAACACAGGAATATATGCAGCAGTTAAAAGAACAATTAATAGTAGTACTGTTTATGCCTTAGAACAATTTGCAGACCATTCTTTTGATTTGCCAACTGATTACACAGAAACAAAGACATTATCAGGGTCTTACCAACCCCATGGATCTCCTGCTGTTAAAACAACATTTTCCTCTACAACAACATTCATTGGAGATGGATTTACTAACGCTCCTAGCGTTGGGGAAACATTCCAATTTGCAGGAAGTGGAACAGTCTATACTATTAACTCCGTTAATCCTACTGGTGGGTCAGGAGAATATACTATTGTTCTTAATGTCGTTGCCTCGCAATCTGCAAATGCTACTATGGTTTTCTTAACAAGTAAAGTATTTACCGGGTTAACAAATCACGCTCTTGAAACTGTTCATGCAACTTCTGGAAGCACAGAAGATGGAGTAATAAATTATTATGGAAGCGGTATAGTAAACGCAAGTGGTATTTTAATTATACCAATAGCTACCGGGGCAGCAGATTTTGGGTTAGATTTTACAGTTGAAGTTACAACTCTTCCTATTGACGCTACTATAGAAGGAGGACAACTTACAGGATTACCTAGAAAAATTGGTAAATCTATATTAGAATTATCTTCAACATATAATGTGCAAGTTAATTCAAACGATGTGGTTATTACGCAAACCTCATCAACTGGCTTAACAGCATTTACTGGGAAAAAAGAAGTTTATGTTTTAGGCTATAGTTTAGAACCTAATTTAACAATTACACAATCAACCCCATTGCCTATGCGTATATTAGGAATAACTACGGAGATATATTATTAATGTTTGCATTATTATCAGGATTAATTAGTGGTGCAGGAGGGGCATCGGCTGCGTTAAGTTTTGCAAGCTTAGCTATGACAGGCGTAACAACTATGATGTCATTGCAGGCACAAAAACAACAAATGAGATATTCTCAAATGCAAGCACAGTTGCAACAAAAACAATATAAAGACCAAGCAGATGCGACTGAACTCCAGTATAAAGAAGCAGAGTTAGATAGAAAGAAAAAGTATTTTGATAGATTGTCTACTAATAGGGCTTTAATGGCAGAGTCTGGTATAGATTCGGGGTCTGCAAGTTACAGAGCTTTGTTGCAAAGTAACTACAAAACTCAAAAGAAAGATATACAAAATATAAAACTTATGGGATTAGAAGATAGGTTAAAATCTTTATATGGAGTTCAACAAGCAAAATTATCCGAACAATCTGCTGGTATTAACTATAGAAGTGGAGTTGTAAATACTTTAGCAAACGCTTCTAGTAATATTATTGATACCGGTAGAGAGTTATTTCCAGCAAGATCAATGCTAACAACTGATAAAACAACAACAGGTTAAACAGGAAAACATATAATGGCATTAGAAAAAGAAAAAAAAATTATATCTTATCAAGATAAGATTGGGGTTAACAGTGGCTCTGGATTTGGTAGCCTTGCTGAAGCTTCTAATAGAGAAGCAAATAATTTTGATGTTATAGGCAATGCTTTGTCTAGCAAGTTATTAAATGTTGGGCAACAAATTGGCAAAAAAACAGGAACAACTGCCGCACAAACTTATAATATGAAACGTGGCACAAGAACTGTAACAGATGCAAACGGCATTGAAACAGAAATTGATATAGTTGAACCTATTACCGCTCCAAAAGGATTAAGAACGGCTAGTCAAATAGAAGCTTTTGATACAATAATGGTTAAGAGATATACAAAAGAAGTTTTTAGCACATTAGAATTAGAAGCAAAAAAAATATATAGCGATGTTAAAAGAAACAATGGTACAGCACAAGACTTTGAATCATTAGCTGTTCCTATGTTTAATGCTATTAATGAGAATGTTCCTACTAATATTCAACAAGCAGTAACAGATTACTCTGACAATCTTTTAATGTCATTTGGTGCAGATATTGATGAAATACATAAAAACAAACAATACGATGCAGACTTAGCAAGCTACGTAGCTGAGTTAACAAACAGTGGAAATATAGAATTAAATAAAATTGCAGACGGAGCATATGATGACCAGTCTCTAAACAATGTTATAGAAGATTATAATTTAGGTATACAGTCTGGTTTTATACAAGAAGCTGACTTAACAGCATTTAAAGCAACAATAAAAAAAGAAAAATATTACCATCATCTAACATCAAGCATTAAACCTACAGTAGAAAATTTACAAACTTTACAAATACTTCTTGAAGAAAGTAGCATTAATACAGCAACATTTGATTTAAAAAATGGGAAACAGGGATCTATAAATAAAGAAGATTTTTACAAATCAGGGATAGATCAAACATTTTTAGATAACAAAAATATAAGAATATCTAAGTTAACTAGCGACATAAATAGTTTAGAGGCGTCTAAAAATATTAAAGATCTTGTTAAGAGTGGTAGTAAAAATGATTTAAGTCAACTTTCTGATTCACAAAAAAAGATAGCATTAAATCATTATCTTGATATTTATCCAAATGCTGATAATGCAACGATAAAGAACTATATGTTGCACAACTTAGAAATGTTACCAGACGATGTTAAGATAAATTTTAACTTAGTAGGAAAAAGTTTTGATGCTTATAACAACCTTTTAAATTCAGGTTTTTCTGAGTATTTAAAAGATACTTACGTTATCAATCAAAATGGCGATGTTACAGAAAATCCTATAATTTACAAATTAGGGCTTAAAGATAGTGCAATAAATGAATATTTATTATTAGAAAGAACAAGAGAGTTTGGTAACATAACTCCAGATGACGCTTGGAAATTAGTTCAAGCAGGTAAAAAAAATCCAAACGCAATAAAAGATATTGGTCTTGATGAACCATGGTTGCGTAATAATATTGCTTCTGAAGTAAACAAATTAGGGGGAAAAATTGGTTTTTTTAATGATGACACAGTAAGTGGTTTTGGATTAAAAAACGAGATCTATGAAATTATTAGTTTACAAATAGCAAACATGGAATTTGGAGATGACCCAGATCATGCAAAAGACCTTATAAGAAATAAAATAAAATTTTATGCACAAAATGGAGGAGGTACTGGGCTATATGGTTCTGACGATTATACAGTTGAGTCGTTTACTTTAAATGCAAATAAGGCAATAGTCCTACACCCTATTACACAATCTTATGGAATAACTAAATATAAAATTGTTGCTGACGATGTACCACGAACTTCAAGTTTAATGACTATTTTGCCTGATAATATTCAAAACCAAAACAGAAAAATTACAGAAGTAACTAATAATGTAGATTATCTAATTCCGATTATTGATACAAAAGTAAGAACTTCTCAAGAATTTACAACTGGAGATTTGTCTATATACAAAGATAGCCAACTAAAAGTTGGGAAAAATATAAAGGTACATACAATTAGTACCGCAGGAGCAAAAAATCCAATTTATCAAATATCTTATGTTACTAACGAAGGGGAAGTAATCCCTTTACATTCCGAAAATGGCAATCTTCTAACGCTTGCACCTAAATCTCCAGATGAAGTTGGAGCTGTAAATGGTATGTCTCCATTTAAAGTGGCGCAATACGAGCAAGACAAAATAAGAAAAGCTTTTGTAGAGTCAGGGTACGACCCGAACTTCAAAGCAAACAATTTAAAGGAAAAAATAAAATTAAAAACTGATGCTGGAATAGCAAATCGACAAGCTTATGAAACAACTATTATGGAAATAGCAAAAAAACATAAAAATAAAGAAGATCTAACATACGCTGAAATGACTATGTATACAAAATATCTTATGAATAACCATTATTTAGAAGGCAATGTAACACGAGGGGAAAAGATTTTAAAATTTCTAGGTATGATAAAAAATTCAACAAAAGGATTTTGGCAAAATTTAGGACCAGAATCTAATGGAGTGTTAAAACTTGATGACGATTTTACAGAGATAGATTTAAAAAGATACCTTGAAAGCGGAGGTATTGCTTTACCTGATTATGCTAAAATAAACGAGGAAGACTAAATGGCTATAGATAATAGATTAAATGATATAATGCCTTCAAATACTTTAGGTGTTCCATTAGACTCAGATCGCACACCTATTGTAAGATCAAGTAGTATACCATATTCTCCTACTTTTTCTTCAGATGTGGCTGATTCTTTTAGGCAAACTCTTCTTGGGCAAGCAATAGCAGGTAACGAAGCTGGAAGAAATTTTAATAATAAAGATTTTGATCCAGCGTTTCTAAATCCTAGTGATGAATTAATTGAAGGCTATGAAGATTTTAGAGAATATTTATCTGGCAGTTATAACGCAGCACATTTTTATTCAAAGAAAGAATTTTTAGATAAAAATATTAAAGCTAGACAAAGGCTTGCTGCTTCTCATAGAATCTTTTTACCACAATTAGTTGCAGAATTAGGCAATCCTATTAACTACATTCCTATCCCTTTGTTTAGAGGCGTAGGTTTATTGCCAAGAGTTTTAAAAGGTGGTTTAGTAGCAGGTGCAACTGTAGGAGCTTTTGAGCCACCTAGAAGACAACTAGACCCTACCTCAACAAATGCAGAAAGTTTTATGTATGTTGGGAGTTCTTTTTTGCTAGGAGGAATTTTTACAGGAGCTTTAGGTGGAGGTGCTACACCTTTAGGTAAAAAAATTTATTCGGGTACTTTTAAAAAAAAAGGAGGACTTAATAAAATACAAGACGATCTTGATAAAGCTCCTAGCATAACTGAAGGTAGAAAAGATTTTGAAGGAAGTTATATATACAGAGGTCAAGATGACGCTGAAGTTAATATAGTTTATATGACAAAAGCTCAAATAAAAAAAAGAAAAAAAACTATTGATATTGAATTTGAAGAAGGGAAACCCCCAACCTTGTACATTAATGAGGCACAAGCTAGAGCAGATTTTCATACTAAAGCTTACAACAAAATAATAGAAGGGGTCGAAGCTTTCCCTGAAAACTCTTTTAAAGATTCTGATGAATATTTAACTTTTCTTATTAAAGAAGCAATTTTAACTAAAATTTTTAAAGTCGGCAGATTAACAGACGAAGTTACTGAAGTAGCAAAAAATGAAGCTGCGGAAGAACTAATAGACCAAACTTTTAACAGTAAACAACAACTTGAGTTAAAAAACAAAATTAGATTACAAGCGTTAGAAGAGTTAAATGCACAAGCTACAGCAGATTACACTTCAGAAAATAATTTTCTTACAAGGCAGTTTGAAAAGTTTACAAATTTAGGTTTTGTAGCAAACTCAGACGTTTCTCCAAAAGTAAAATTAAGTTTATTAAGACTTAGTGGTGACTATGGCGTTCAAAGCAGAGCTGCAAAAGAAGGAATAGCTGTCCCTAACTCAGCTTGGTTGCAAAGTGCAACAATTTGGAATCCTGTGTATTCTAGAAATTACTTGCAAAGAATGAATATTTTTACAAAGTACAGAACTGACGCAACAAAAGAACCAAAAAATGTTTTAGATATTGCTGTGCAAGCAAATGTAATACGAGGCATGGACGCTGTTAGAAAAGGAGTTTCTAAACTTACTGGACAAGAAGTTAAAAATGATAAAATGACATTTGTAGAATTTAAAGAATATATATTTGAAGCTATTACTAATCCTGACCATGTAGAAGTTGACCCTGTTTTACGAGCAGCAATGGACAACGAAATAGAATATTATAGAACTTTTGGAAAAGCTTTAGAAGAAAACGGAATGTTTCAAAGCGTAAAAACTGTAGAAGTGCAACTTAAAAGCTCTCAAGCTAGGTTAAACAGATACAAAGAAATAAAAGCCAAAAGTAAATTTAACCCAAGCCAAAAAATAAGATCTGAAAATGTTATAGCAAAAGAAATGGCTAATGTTAAAGCATTCAAAGATCTTATAAAAAAACTTAAACAAAACGAATCTAAAGATATTATGGCAAATTTAGAGTTTCAAAAGTTTACACAAGATATTAATTACCTACCAAGAATGTATGACCATGATGCGATGATGGCAAACAAAGATGAGTTTATACGAATATCTCAAGACTGGATTAAACAAAACCCTTTTTACAGAGACCAAACAGATGAATACAATTTAAAAATAGCAACTGATATTTATAATAAAATTATGGATCTAGATATATTAGACCCTGAAGGGTTGGCTGGATTTGCTAAAGATATGTCTGGGAAAATTAGCTCTGGAAACAAACCTTTAATGTCAAGAACTTTTAATATTCCAACTGTTCTTATTTCTAAATTTGTAATTAAAGACGTAGAATATTTAGCAAAAACATATCACTCAAGAGTACCTAGAGCTTTAGAAATGAAAAAAATATACGGAGACCATCATTTACAAGGAGAACTGCAAGATATAGAGTTTGATTTAATTATAAATAATCTTAAAACAGACAAAGATAATCTTCTTGTAGACAAAATATTAAATGCTATTGAAGATGAAAAAGACAAAATGTTAGGAGCGTTATCATTTCAAGACCCTTCTAGTATAAACAAAAGAACTGCTAATTTTTTAGTAAACGCCGCTTCCTTAGCTTTTATGGGTAAGGTTTTATTTTCTGCTGTTGTTGATGCCGCAAGACCTATTATGGTTCATGGATTTAGTAGAACTTACAAAGATGGATTAAAACAATGGGCAACAAATATAGAAGGATATGGTAAAGCAGCTAAAAATGTAAAAAATTCTATGGGAGTAGCTTCTGAAGTAGTACAAGGCGGAGCAATGAAAAGAGTAATAAGCGATGATGGAGTATTAGGAGGTGCGTCTGGTTGGTTAGGAAATAAAGCTGATAAAATTATAAACGCTTTTAATAATGTGCAAGGTATGTGGTATATGGCTAATGGTCTTACTCCTTGGACACAAATGATGAAAGAATTTACAGGAGTTCTTTCTGTTCATAGATTGTTAGAAGATTGTTTAAAGGTTTCAAAAGGCACTATAACCGAAAAGGATATGTTAAGATTACTTAGCTATGGCATAGATGAAAAAACAGCACGCTTAATTGCAAGTATGCCACACGAAAACTATAGAGGTTTGCTTACAGCAAACGTACTTGAATGGGGATCTATTCGTGGTGGCGATACAGCAAGAAGACAATTTAGAAACGCTATATTCGCAGATGTAGAAAGAACAATTATTACACCAAGCGTAGCAGATAAACCTAATTTAATGAGTGGTGTAATAAGATTTAGCGATGAAGATACGGCTAAACTTTTAGATAATAAATTTGGTAAATTTATGGGTTTCCAAAGAACAGCAAGAGGAGGCAAGATTAGCAATGCGTTTGTAGCTTTACCTTTTCAATTTATGTCTTGGGGAGTTGCTGCACAAAGGAAACTTGTCCAAAGTGGCATGACAGGAAGAGAACAAAATTTAATGGGGGGCTTGCTTGCTATGCTTTCATTAGGTTTTGTTAGTGACTATATGAAAAATCCAGAATATTTTAAACGTAAATCTTTTGAAGAAAAATTAATGAGGGCAGTTGAAATATCAGGAATTTTAGCTATGACTGGAGAATTTGAAAAAGTGATTTCTACTTTTTCAAATACAGTGCTAAAGAAAAATATATCATTAAGAGGTGCTGTTGGTTTAGACGCAAGATATCAAGATGACTTGTATGATTTCGTTGGTCTTGCTGGAGCTGGACCAAGTCTGTTCATGGACGCAGCGGTAGACTTTGCTAACGCAAGTACTGCAAAAGAAGCATCAAAAGAACTAAGAGGGGTAGTACCTGCACAAGGTTTATTTTATATGAATTGGTTATTTGATTTATTAGAATCAGGCACAAGCAAAGTTTTGAGTCCTTTTTATAATTCCGATATTGTCAACCAAACAAATTAAGAGTATATATAGTTAAACAAAGGAAAAGAATATGGCTATAACAAATGCGTTAAATTTACCAAGAAATTCTTATACTGCTACTAGTAGTCAAACTGCTTTTGCTGTAGGTTTTGAATTTTATCAGGTATCTGACATAAAGGTTTATAAAAATGGAAGCTTGATGACGTACAATGCTGCACCATCTACTAACGCAACCTATAGCATTACTGGTACAGCAAGTTCTTCTGATAGTGCGTATGAATTTGGTGGCGGAGGATCTATTACTTTTGGTTCAGGGCTAACTTCTGGAGATATTGTTGTTATAGTAAGAGATATTGCTGTTGAAAGAACAGTAGACTTTAACCCATCAAGTGCTTTTGATATTACCACATTAAATACACAGTTAGATACTATCATTGGAATGATAGCAGACAGAGAGAAACAAGGTGACAGGTCTGTAAAATTATTAGATGCAGATACTATATCAGCTACAGTTACTTTACCATTAAAAGCAACAAGAGCTTCTAAAATTTTATCTTTTGATGCAGATGGTAACACAGAAACAACGCTATCAACATCTAGCTTGTCTACGTTAACTAGTCTTTCTACAGAATTAACTGCTCTTGCTAATGTTTCTACAGAAATAGGTAGACTAGGAACTACTGCCGCAGTTGCAGATATGGCAATATTAGGTACGTCTGCAATAGTTGCAGACATGGCAATATTAGGTACTGATGCTGTAGTTGCAGACATGGCTATATTAGCTACTAGTGCAATAGTTACAGATATGTCAATTTTAGGTACTGCTGATGTTGTAGCCGATATGAATGTGCTTGCTACTGCTGATGTAGTATCAGATATGAATACACTAGGAACTGCTGATGTAGTATCAGATATGAATACACTAGCCTCTAGTACAGTGGTAACTAACATAGCAACTGTTGCTGCTAATGTTGCAGGAGTTAATAGTTTTGCTGAACGCTATAGAGTGACAGGAGGCGACCCTGGTTCTGATAACGATGCAGGAGATTTAAACTACAACACAAGTTCTAATGCTTTAAAATATTGGGACGGCTCTGCATGGAACACTATTGCTTCATCATATTCAATCGACACAGCTACAGATACTAACCTAACTTCACCAGCAGATGGTGCTATGTTGTTATATGACACTGGTACAAGCAAGTGGATAGATAATGTAATGTCTGGTGATGCGACAATGGCAGACACTGGTGCTATTACTATTGGTAATGATAAAATAGATAGCCAACATTATGTTGCAGCTAGTATAGACAATGAACATTTAGCAGATAATGCAGTAGGTACAGATGAAATTGCTGATGATGCTGTAACCTATGCCAAGATGCAAAACGTATCAGCAAGCGATAGAATACTAGGTAGAGATTCTGCTAGTGCAGGAGTAATAGAAGAAATTACACCAGCTAACCTAAGAACTATGATTAATGTAGCTGATGGAAGTAATGCTTATGTTCACCCGAATCACACTGGAGAAGTAACTAGTACAGCAGATGGTGCTACAGTAATAGCAGACAATGTAGTAGACGAGAGTAATCTTAAAGTATCTAATTCCCCAGTTAATGGATATATGCTTACAGCACAATCTGGTAACACTGGTGGATTAACGTGGGCAGAAGCAGGTGGTGGAGCTACAACATTAATATCTACAGTAACAACTTCATCTAATGGTGGAACTATTGAAATAGCCACATCAGGGTACAATTCATATATTTTAGATATAGGAAATTGGAGGCATACTGGTGGTGGAACTGAGAAACTACATTGTACACTAAAAAGAAGTGGTGAAAGTTCTTATGATACTAGCTATGGTTACGGAGTGATAAACTTACAGACGGCTGCAGTGCTAATCGACACGACTGGAGCATCGAACATAGTTTTAAATGGAGGTATCCGAAAAGGCGATTCTGGAAGTACGAGGCTATTTTTAAACAACTTTGGAACAGATGCACTTATATCAAGTGTGTTTGGACAGACTGTTCAAAGTACAAATGGTCATGCGTCATCTTTTACAGATACTGTCCAAGTATTTTCGGCAGGTGGAGCGATTGATGATGCTGATTCTGGTGACGTAATTACACATATATTACTTGGTCTAACAGGTGATGAATTTCCTGCAGGTATTGTTTACAGGCTTTACGGAATAACATGAGAAAGGACATAAGATGACAAAAACAATCGTTGACGGAATTGCCAGAGATATGACTTCTGAAGAACAAGCAGTCTTTGATTCCTATCAATTAACAGATGCAGAGTTTGCAGCAAAAGAATTAGACTTACTAAGAGTTGAAAGAAATAGATTACTTGCAGAAACAGATTATGTTGTTGCAATGCACACTGAATTAGGCACGTCCATACCATCTAATATGGCAACATATAGACAGGCATTAAGAGATATTACTGACAGTGGTGCTACTAGTTTACAAGACGTGACTTTCCCAACCAAACCACAATAATATAAGGACCCCAATGAAGAACAACGATATGATTAACGTAACAGAACACCACGAGAATATAGGAACAGCATGGAACTGGGACTTAATGAATTGGTCGCCTGTACAATACTACTGGCTAAATCGTGTCTACAGAAAAAAATAATACAGAGGCTTGTTTGATTTTAATACAAGCTAAGTTAGACCATATACACAAAGACGTGGAACAGAATAGCACAGACATAAGTTCTCTTAAAGAACAAGTTGCTATGGGTAAGGGTGGGATAAAAGCTGTATTCGTTTTTGGTGGACTTGTTGCCATAATATTAACTAGCTTTAGATTATTTAAGGAGATGTTTTAATGTTACTTGGATTATTACCGTCACTGTTTAAGACAGGTGCAGCAGTCTATGGCAATCATCAGGCTAGTAAAGTAGCTATGTCGCAGGCAAAACTCTTACACTCACAGAAGATGGCTAGTGGTGAGATTGATTATCAAGGTATGGTAATGAACAATCAGAACCAAGGGTGGAAAGACGAGTTTGTGCTGGTACTTGTTTCATCTCCAATTATGGTTTTGATATATTCTATCTTTACAGATGACCCAGAAATAAGAGCAAAGCTAGATATGTTTTTTGAATATTTTTCAAGCATGCCACTCTGGTATCAAGGTTTGTTCATTGGGGTCGTTGGTAGTATCTATGGACTGAAGGGAATGGACCTATTAAAGAGAAAATAATAAAATGGTGGCTACTCTTTGGCTATGCAACAGTAGCTTTATTCTTAACAACCTTGATAGCTAGTGCTGATTCAAGCCAGAGTAATAACAGTGGCTCTAATACTGCGATAGAAGGTGGTTATACTTCTTCGTCAACCACAAATTTTCAGTCAGGGTCTAGCTCGAACACCACATCAACAAGTAACAACAGTAGCAACATTAAATCTGCACCGCCTACGGCTTCTGCTCCGCCTCTAGTTACTAGCATCGACACCTGTGCTTTTTCTTTGACTGGCGGAGTGCAGACGTTTGGACTTGGCATAAGTGCAGGTACAACTTATGAATCAATCCATTGTATGCGACACCAAAATGTGAACGCATTAATGCAGGCAGGTATGAAAGTCGCTGCCGTTGCTTTGCTCTGTCAAGACCCTTCAATTTTTACCAGCATGATTGAGGCAGGAAGCCCATGTCCTTTTGACGGTAAGATTGGCAGTGAAGCTAAAATGCTTTGGGACCAGTACCCAGAACTAAGACCAGATTATATTTCTTTTAAAGAAAAAAAAGAAGCAATGGAACTGAATGATGCTAAAGCTAAAGAAGCAATAGAGATAGCAAAAGCTGAAGCTAAACAAAAGATATACGACAGGTACATTGAAGAAGCTAAGAAATGAGTTATCTTTTAATTATAACCTTTTGTACTTTATTTGATAATGTTTGTTTACCTCCTTTAGAATCTAAAAAAATATACCAAGATTATTATAGCTGTATGCAAGGTGGTTACTTAGATTCTTTAGCAATATATTCTAATCTTGGCAGAGATGATGTTAATAAAGATTTAGTCACTATTGGGTTTGAATGTATAGGGACTAGAGATAAGGCAGTATAATGAAACTTGTAATAGGCATCTTGTCTACAATCCTAATGGTGATACTCCTTGTGTCAGCATCTCAATCAGAAACAATAACAACACCTAACTTGTTAAGTAATAATTTCTTAGACGGCTCTTGGTCTGGAGATACTTCATCTAACCATGGCTCTGATACTATTGCAGGTGTTGATAAACAATCTGTGTCCTCCACCATTAGTGTTATAGATGATGGACAACTATACCAGTTTGAAATGAATGAAGGGTTTACATCTACACAAAAAGCACAGGTATGGTTCTGGAATAGTGCAGAGCAGTCAATGATTATGAGCCAAACAATCGTTGGAGATTCTGGCAGTACCATAACTCAATCATTAGAGATTCCTGGTTCTTGTACTACTTACAATGGCTGTGGTTACGAAGACACCGGGACTAACACTATTGTAGTGGGGACTAACAATGAAATAGACTACGATATAACGTCAACATATAATTTTTCTGTACCAGCATACCCTAACACTCACATGGGAGCTGACCTAAAGAACCCATCACTTACTTTATCTTTTACATTGCCTGATTTTGTAGAAGACTTTGAAGCTGTTAATGATTGGGAAGAGATTGAATTTAAAGAAGAAGAGATATGGGCAGAAGAAATATTCGAACAGTTCTATATGGACGAAGAAGAATTTTTTTTTACGTCACCATCTATGAGTTTTGATAACTACACAATGGAGTATGAAGATGAATCTATTAAAGAAATGGATATGGAATTTGAGTATGAAGTATTCAATTATGAAAGCGAACCGCCTCTTGAAGAAACACCAATGATGTATGAGGAAGTGTTTACAGAAGATATGTTTGAAGACACTCCGCCTAAAGAAATGGAAGAAGAAGAAGCAGTTGTTCCTGAAGAAATGTTGTTAGAAGAACCTCAAGAAAATGAAGAAGCAGAAGAAGAAAAAGAATTGGAGCTAGAAAATTTTTCATCGGAAGAAGCTCCAGAAAAATTGGAACCTGTTTTAAATTCTTCTGATATAAAA